TTACAGGGTCTGATTATCAGTCTTTCATGTCAGCATTTAACAAACGTTGTAACACGCTTCACACTGACGATGTCAGTGATGATGTGTACAATGCCGCCTACGACTTGACGGCCTCACTCCCTTCTGCTCATTTACTTGAGTGGGAGGATAATGAGGTTGATCGAGAGAGGTGGATGGCCAAATTTGATCCGCACAAGCGGACACGCATGGAGGACGCGTATCACGAGATCACCAACACATCTCTTAAGGACATCGGTCTTAAAGACCTGTCAGTTAAGCATGAAACTCTCATCAAGAGAAACGACCCTTCTTGGGCACCCAGAGTCATTTACGCTGGGACTGACGTCTTCAATGCTGTCACTGGCCCTGCGGCTATGGTGGCTATGGAGCGTTTCAATTCCATGATGGCTTTGGGTCCCATAGAAGGGGTCGAAACTATGACTGCTTACAAGCAAACAGATGTCACTCTCGCTTCTTTCGTTAGTTCTGACGCCAGCTTGCCGCACATAGTTGAAGGAGATTACTCTTCCAACGACAAAGAACAGCGCGGCCGCGTCATGCTTCTTTTCAACCGCTTTTTGATGCAGGCCAAGATGCCTACATGGCTTATGGCCCTGCTCAAAGGCATCAACAAGTTTAAAGTGCGTTCAAGACATTTTGGGCTTTCTGCAACACTTGAAAATCAATTGCCAACCGGCACAACTTTTACCACCGTCAGGAATTCGTATTACAACTGGGTTATGTTCACGACGGCCATGAAGGCACAAAAGGTCAGCGCTCGCGCGCTGATACTTGGTGACGACCTTTTGGCGTCTGTCAGCAAACCAGTTGATTTGCGTTCTTGGGTGGAACATGTCGGCCGTTTCAAGATGAAGCTGAAGGCCAAAGCCCCTTTGTTTTGGGGCGACGCCACTTTTCTTTCCCGCCGCCTTATTTGTGATAGAGAGCACCCGTGCATGGTGCCCTTGATTGGTAAGGCGGTTTGCCGCTTTAATGCGCGAGCACTTTACACTGAGGACAAGACTCACTCTCAGTATATGTCCGGCAAATCTTTGTCTTATGCTTACGAGTTTAGGCATGTCCCTTTTCTTAGGGATTTCTTCCTTCAGCGTCATGTTATGGAAGATTCGAGTAGGCTGTCTTTGGACGACCTAACTTGGCATGCAAAGGTATCAGGCATAGATTTGTCAAACATAGTCAAGACCATAAAGAGTGAGACCGTTGTCCTCAGTGATGAGGAGTTCAGGGATTGGGCCATGGAGGTTTACGACCTCGGCCTCGTTGATCTCGAAGAAGTTTTCGAAATGGTAATTCTTTCCGACGAACCCACACTTGTTGAGCACCCGTCAGTGTCTTTTCTCGCAAGAGATTGGGCCTAAGGCGCTCTAACTATTGG